AGGTTCAGAAGACTAGCATGGATATAATGGTGTATGTTACCCTAGCTTATACACTTATCCTTATTGGTATGTATGGGTGGAGAAGTTACACCGCCCGTCAGCTAGATGCTGCCCTAAAGGAGCTTGCAGGTTTACAAGCTCTGGGTAAGCATCAGTCTAAAACTAGTATCAAGATAGATAAACACAATATGAAACTCAAAGAGGAACTAGATGCGGAATTTACAAATACTATTAATACTATTGACTCTGACGGGGTGTCAGACTCTCCTAGCACCCGCGATTTGTCCAGACCCCTTGAGCAGCTTTCCCGAAGTGAACTACAACGAAGACTGATGAAGGCAGAAACTGCCCTCGATACTATTTATAAGTGGAAAAATAGAGTTCAGAGGTAATATATGACTACTATTATAGGAACTCGCAAGGGGATTTACAGTGATTCACAAGTTACAACAGGAGCTTTACCTTATTTAGCTGAGAAGATAATTATTATAGACAGAACAATCATTGGATGTGCAGGAGATTGTGTAGCCATTGAGAAGTTCCTAGCGTGGTATAACGATCCAGATGAAGATAATACACCAGAGTATGATGAAACAGAGGACTTTGCAGCATTGACACTTAATGCTAATGGTTTGTTCTTCTGGTGTAGCACATTCGGACCAGATAAGGTGATAGGGAAGAGTATGTGTATTGGTAGTGGAGCGATGGTTGCTCAGACTGCTATGCACCTCGGTAAAACACCTGAACAAGCAATACGAGTGGCAGCGCAGCTAGATGTTTTTAGCAGTCTACCAATACAAACACAGCTATTACACAAAGGGAAAAAGAAATGACAGAGCAGGATAAGGTTGAATTTGAATTAATGAAGGTAGAAGTAAAAGCACTACACGTTAAGCTAGATAAATTAGACACTTCAGTAGAGGCATTACTGGATGCTTGGACAACTGCAGATGGTATGGTTAAGATGGTGAAAATATTATCAACAATAGCTGTTACCTGCAGCGTATTCTGGTTCTTAGGGAAGGATCTGCTTGAACAAATCTTCTCTATTACCCCCAGAAACAAATGAGTAAGGATACAGCTACACCTCAGGAGTTAGAACAGCTACACAGCCTGATGGCTAAGACACTAGCTACTATGATTAAAGAAGATCCTACTGCTAGTACGCTAAACGTAGCACGCCAGTTTCTAAAAGATAATAACATAGAAGCTGAAATAGTAGATGGCACTGAACTAGGCAATCTAGTTGAGTCACTACCATTCGCTGGATTGAAAGCTGTTGGCAGGGAATAAAGAAGTAGTCGACCCTATCAAGGAAGACTTTAGAAACCTTCTGTACCTAGCGTGGAAACACCTAGGATTACCTGAGCCAACACCAGTACAATACGACATAGCTTCCTATTTACAACATGGACCTCGGCGTAAAGTCATTCAGGCTTTCCGAGGGGTTGGTAAAAGCTGGATCACAGCTATATACTGCTTATGGTTACTTTATCGTGACCCTAATGAGCGTATACTTGTGATCTCAGCTTCATCCGATAGAGCACGTGCATTTACAATCTTCACTCGTAGACTTATTGGGGAGATGGACCTTCTCCACCACCTACTACCTAGAAAGGAACAACGTGATAGTGCTATTAGCTTTGACGTTGGGCCATCTAGGGCACATCAGGCTCCATCAGTTAGATCTGTTGGTATAACGGGCCAGATGACAGGTGGTCGTGCATCCCATATTATTCTTGATGATGTGGAAGTACCTCGTAATAGTTTAACCCAAAGTATGAGAGATCAGTTATCTAACTCAGTTAAAGAGTGTGATGCTGTTCTTATACCTGAGGGTAGCATTAGTTATCTAGGTACACCACAGACTGAGATGTCATTGTATAATACGTTACCTAAACGTGGCTACGAGATAAGGATCTGGGCTAGTAGGTATCCAACAGCTGAAGCTATGAAGTCAGAGTTGTACTCATCTAGACTAGCACCATTCATCAGGGATCATATGGAGAGTGAACCTTCTCTCTCAACTGATTGTCACGGTAGGGGAGCTGCAGTAGAACCAACTAGGTTCGATGATGCAGATCTATTAGAACGAGAGATGTCCTATGGTAGATCAGGGTATAACTTACAGTTCCAATTGATAACAGCTCTATCAGATGCTGACAGGCACCCACTCAAGATTAGTGACTTCATGGTCATGGGTATTGATGGTGGTCATGTAGCACCAGTACAGGTAGCGTGGGGATCAGGAGCCAGTGAGATAATAAATGATATTGAATGTGTAGGGTTAGAGGGTGATAAGCTCCTACGACCTATCTTCGTATCTACTGACTTCAAGGAATACCAAGGGACTGTACTATCAGTTGATCCTGCAGGTAGAGGTAGTGATGAACTAGCCTTTGCTGTAGTATCTATGATGAATGGCTTCCTATATGTTAGAGCTTGTACAGGACTACAGGGTGGCTACTCAGATGAGAACCTACAGAAGATAGCTGATGCAGCTAAACACTATAAGGCTACTGAGATATATGTTGAGAAGACATTCGGTGATGGTATGTTTAATAAGCTACTAGCACCATTCGTTAATAGAACATACCCGTGTCATATAGAGGAGATGAATAGTAACAAACAAAAGGAACTAAGAATCATTGATACACTGGAGCCTGTACTACAGGGACACAAGGTAATTATATCAGAAGAGTTAGTTAAAGCTGACCAAGTAAACTATAATCACTACCCTGAAGACTCAGCTCACCAGTACCAACTACTATACCAACTAAGTAGGATAACTAGAGATAGGAAGTCCTTAAAGCATGATGATAGGTTAGATGCTCTATCTATGGCTATAGCTAGATGGGCTGAACAGATGGATAGGGATACTGATAAGGCTGAAGCTGAGCATAGAGGCAGGTTACAAGATCAGGACCTCCGAGACTTTAAACGCCTCGTACTAGGAGGATCTAAACAGGCTAAGGGTTGGACTAAGGGGTGGGAATAGTGTATCCTGTAGTTAAACAAGAGGTTACAGAATATCTAGCCTCTATCCCCACAGTATAGGATAAGGGGATACTAATAGTGTACTAGTAGTTTGGCTGATGGTTTGGCCTATTACTTATGTTCAATATCCTATTACCTATGTTCAATATCAAACATGTATATATCTCGGAGTACTATTTGTTACTAAAATATGAGAGGGTACCTTATATACCGCCATGGACCTTCTCCCCCCTCGACCTCTGGTCAAACCTGTAGAAAACCAGCAGTCAAACAACAACAAGGCCCTAGCTGCCAGCCTCAGGCCAGCCTCCATGTATATACAGCTGGTGAGCTGCAGGTTTAGCTGATGGTGCGCTACAGGTTTAACATTGAGCACAACCAGCAGTTAAACAAGGGGTGAACGATGGGTACTGTGGTGGTGGTGTGGCTGCTGGTGTGACTGATGGTTTAGCTTTAGGTGTTCATGGGGCCCCTACTGTTTTTTTATCTGGTAGTTAAACCAGTAGACAACCAACAGACAACCAGTAGACAACCAACAGACAACCAGTAGACAACCAGTAGACAACCAGTAGACAACCAACAGATAACCAAGAGAATACTACATCTACTAAATAGGTGTGATGTAGATATACATCTACTTGACACAGGGTAAACCTTCAGGCATACTACAGTCATTGGGTAGCAGCACTAGCCCTTAACTGCAACACTTAGGAGACTTACCGAATGACTATAACCACAGATCTAGAGGTAGCATTTAAAAGATTCGATGCTATATATACAGAGAAGCAGGTTGCCTACTATACTGAGCGATACAGCGCATACATTGAGTACAGAGATAGTGTTGTATTTAACCCACGTTTTAATCGTGAAGAATACTATGCAAAAATAGCTAAGTTTGAGAGTATATGTGGTGGTGCTGGAATGTATAATGATTTCAAGTATGCCAAGAATATCAAAACAGTTACAGAGTTGGCAGTGAAAGCATCCAACTTTATTATCAAGAAAAGGAACTTTAGAATAGCAAAGAAGCTAGAGGCTGTTGGTATTACTAGAATCATCAAGTCAAACCTCGAGTATAGTGCTGATGGATTCCATGGTTGCTACATGGTAGAAACAAATGACGGTAGCAAGGAAATCAACATTGAGACAATCTTAGCAGGTGGTTATAACATCCAGAGATTACATTACAGGACACTGGTTAAAATCTCTAAATAAATTAATTTGGCCTGAGGGGTTGACAGTACATAAACCTTCAGGCATACTTCAGACATCGGGTGGCAACAAGCCCTTAACAGCAACACAGGAGACTTACAAAATGAAGACATTACTAATGGTAGAAAGTATGTATCTTGCACAGTGCGAGCTTACAGGAAAATATAATCAAGAACGAAAAGAACTTAAAGAAGAACTACTGCACACCAAAGCGGTTGTACGGGAAATACGGGAAGACCACTATTTTCAGGTAAAATGGATTAAAGAAGATATGGAAAAACTTAATGCAGAACGGGAAGAATTGCAAGAAGCATACGAGGGAATTAAAGAAGAACTAGCAAGAGCCAACCAATGTATAAGAATGGAAGAAGAAGACTAAATTAACCGCACCCTTTGGGGTGCAACTGGAGACTTACAAAATGAAAACATTTACTAAACCAGAACTAAAGAAATTAATTAAAAGTATAGCTACGGATAACAGACACTTAGAAGAAAACAAAGAAAACATGAAGCTCTATATAAAAGGGATTAAGAAAGATCACAAGAATGAAATAGAAAATTATAAACAAACCATACAGAATAGAGAATTCAAGTTAGTTGACGCAGCAGATAAGTATGCAGAACTTGAGCAGGATTACGAGTCCATGTACAACAAAAGAAATATTGAAATAGATAAACTAGCAGCTAGCAAAGAAAGTGCTAGTTACTGGCATGATGAATGGTTAGCACTTAGCGAAGAAATTGCCGTACTTCAAGATAAATAAATTAATTTGGCCTGAGGGGTTGACACAGGTTTAACTCTCAGGCATACTTCAGTCATCGGGTAGCAACAAACCCTTAACAGCAACACAGGAGACTTACAAAATGGAACACGTTATCGAACCAGCAACCACCACAGGACTAGTAATATTTGGGTTACACATGATAGTCTACGCAATATGGATGTATTTGATTTTTAACCGCACCATGATACAGGACATCAAATAATGATTATCACATATCAGTTAAACATGGAAGCACTAACAGAAGCACTAGGAGCACAAGGCAACGCGCAGCACTTTATAACAGAACTTGGAGAAGCTCTACGAGAGGAGGAAGACAATGATGAATAGTCTAGACGTGATTTTCTTTTACATGGTCGTGGCGGTGGCTGTAGGCACTCCAGTAATCCTTATAACAGCATATTTAGAACGAGGAGCTAAACTATAATGAGCCAAGTAATTACAGATAGTAATTTATCAGTTAGTGAGGTTAAGCAGTACTTGACATTACTGAATATGATGCGAGAACGGAAAGAACTGGAGCGCACTTTACATTTCCGACTAGCTAAAGGTACTATGACCACATATATCTACATGGTTGGTGAGGAAGTCAAGGCACTGGGCCTAGCCCGTGATGTACTACTAGAGCAACTACATAAAAAGGGGGTTAAGTAATGAGCTACTATGAAGAGAAGGAAGACTACGACAACGCCAAGCTCACAGAAGAATCAGAGATAAGGCGGGAAGAGTACGAAATAGCAATAGCAGAGATGGGCGAGGTCGTAGACGGTGACAATGACAGAATATGGGTGAAGCCTGTACCTAAATTATCTACTGTATTTGCAAATTGGACTGATGATTATAATCGAGGGGAACAAATATGAAAACATACGAATTGAAGTACAAGCTAGACAGTAAAAGCTGGGTAGAAGAAAATTCACAATTCGGTAGTAATGTGAGTTCAGATGTTTATAAGGAGGCGAAAACTGGGCTATTTTTTGTTGTAAACTATGTTGGCAGGTTGATTATTAGTGCTAAGTATGGTATGCAAAGAGAAAAGGCCAGAGTTTACAGCTCCCAATGGGTGTCAGTCACAACTAAATTTAATAATGTAGTTAAAAGGGGTAGCTAATCATGTATACAACTATAAATGAGTTTGAATTTAGAGATGCGTTCTGTAATATGGGAAGGGGTGACCAGTTCTCATATGAAGCATTGAGTGTATTGTTTAAGCATTATGAAGAATGTGAAACGTACAGTGATCCAATAGAATTAGATGTAATTGGTATCTGTTGCGAGTGGATGGAGTATGATACTTGGGCCGAACTACAGTCAAATTACACCGAATTACAAGGCATGACAATGCGCGAGGGGATAGACTGGGTGCAGGATCGTACACAGATATACAGGGTAAAAGAGACTAGCAGCGATTCGGGCTTAATAGAAATTAGATACCTAATCCAACAATTTTAAGGGGGAACCATTGAAAAAAAAGGCTATAGAGCATTACAAAGTAAACATGAGATTCGGGCAGCCTACGGTAAAAGATATACCTAAGATAGCAGGAGGCACCCTAGGTTTAGTATTCGTATGGGCCAGCATTATGCTAATGTCTTCAGCTGTAATAACTGGGGTAGCTTTTTTCATTAGCCGTGGAGTCTCATTTTTTTAATTAATCAATTAGAGGGGCAGGTAATATGAGCGAAGTAACTATGAGCAAAGCAGAACTTTGGATTAATCAGGCACCATCCTTAAATTTTGAATATGGTGAGGATGAATTGTTACAGAAGGCACTGGAGCACGACTTTGTGCGTGAAATAGGTAAAGATTTATATCTAGTCAATACCACATACAGAATGAGTGGCTATCATAATTTATTTAATGCTAACCTAGTATAGTTCTATTCCCACAGTATAGGATAAGGCGAATACTACTAGTATTAATACATAGGAGATTAAGCTTAATGAGCACTGAAACAGAACAGCAATTACAGGACAGACAAAGGGCTATTGAGGGCGATTGTCTGCAGGAGGGCATTAAACAATATAGAGATAATGTAGATAGTCGGGGCATCAGCGAAAGTGTAGTTGGTAATCGCTTAATGAATGATACTCTGGATACCTTCTCTACTGTCATTACTACCCAAGTTAATAAAGGCTTGTCTGGGTATGGTTGCAAGGGTAGCTCTCATTTAAAGTATATCTCCCAGTTTGATCCTGATCAAGTGGCATACATAACCATGAAGACAGTACTAGAAGTTATGGTCAAAAATAAGTCTCTAGCTCATACAGCTTTAAAGATAAGTGAACGGCTCAATAGTATGCTTAACTATGAGAAGTTGCGGGCTGAGAATAAACCAGCATTTGACCAGTACAACCACAAGATAAAAAAGTTCCCTACTCTGGGCACTGACCGCCTATGGGTAATAGTTAAACGCCAGATGGAATGGGGAAAAGTGGAGCAGATCCAGTGGGATAGAAGCACCAGACTTCGCTTAGGTATATTCCTAGTTGAACTTATGAGACAAACCACAGGCTACCTGAAGCTAGTAACGATAAAGGCGGGTACTAAGCGGTCCAGCTGCAGCCTTGTCACCATGACTGATGCCCTAAGGGAACACCTAAAGTCAGCGCATGGCAGGTGTGAACTACAGGCACCATCCAGAAAGCCTATGATCTGTAAGCCCTTAGACTGGAGCACCCCAACAAATGGGGGATATTTGACATCTAGTCAAAGTTACAAGTTCATCAAAACATCCAACCACCGTTACATGAAGGAACTAGCCAACCACAGCATCCCACTAGTATACAATGCAGTCAATAAGATGCAGGACACCGCGTGGAAAGTTAATAAGCCCGTGTATACGGTACTGGACAAGGCATGGGCACAAGGTGGCCTGATAGGAGGCTTACCAGCTGCAGATGCTGACACCCCGCCAGTTAAACCATCACAGAACCTGAGCCCTGAACAGCTAATTAAGTATAAAAAGGAAATGACTATATATTATAAGGCTCTAAACCGTAACGATTCAATACGGCTACAGCTGAGCATGAAGCTAAGCCTAGCGGAGCAGTTTAAAGGTGAGGAGCAGTTTTATTTTCCATACACTCTAGACTTCAGGGGCCGTATATATCCCATACCTAATGGTTTAAATCCTCAGGGTGATGATGTATCCAAGGCACTGCTCACATTTGCTAGGGGTAAAGCTCTAGGTGATAATGGCGCGTATTGGTTAGCGGTACACGGTGCAAATGTGTACGGTGAGAAAGGTACATTTGATCAAAGGGTTGACTGGGTAGAAAAATTTACTGATGGCATACTAGAATCTACACTAAACCCGCTGGACTGCGAGTTCTGGCAACAAGCAGACAAGCCTTATCAGTTCCTAGCTTTTTGCTTTGAGTGGTCACGTATGCTGATGGCAAGTAGTAGGTCAGAGTATATCTCACATCTACCCGTTGCATTTGATGGCACCTGTAATGGCCTTCAGCACTTCGCAGCGATGCTTAGGGATGAAGGGGGTAGTAGAGCAGTGGGTTTATTAAATAACGCTGAGGGCACCCCTCCAGACGTTTATACGCTAGTAGCTGAGCAGGTGGTTGGCTTGATGGCTAGTGATACTGACCCGATGGCGGAGAAGTGGATAAACTACATCGACAGAAAGATGGTTAAGCAGAACGCCATGACCACGCCCTATGGCGTAGGGGATAACGGGAAGTCTAACCAAGTCATGACCGTTTTAGATGGTATGCGGGAGAAGTTATTAGCCGATGGTGTGACCTATAACTACGCTGATAGTGACTATATCGCTAAAATGAACCATAAGGCCATAGCTACAGTGGTTGCAGCCTCTGAGGGTGCCATGGAGTGGCTCAAGGATGTGGCTAATGTAGCCTCCAGTACTGGGCTGCCTATTAAATGGACTAGTCCAGCAGGTTTGCCCGTGCTGCAGTTTAAGCAGGGGACCACAGCTGACCGCCCTGACTGGATGATGCTGGGTAGACGGATTACGGTGGTAATGCAATATGAGAATGGCAAAGTAGACAAGATGAAGCAGAGACGGGGCATTTCTCCCAACTTTGTACATAGTCTAGATGCTGCAGCCTTGATGCTGACGGTCAACTACTGTTCTGAAGTGGGTGTGGATAGCTTCGCAATGATTCATGATAGCTACGGTACCCATGCAGGATGTGCTGACCAGTTACAGTATGAACTCAGGAGGGCCTTCGTGGACATCTATAAGCAACCAGTAATGCAGAACTTCAGGGATGATGTTTTATCCCAACTTCCTGAGGGTACAGTACTGCCTGAGGTGCCTGTAATGGGGGATTTGAAAGTTGATGAAATACTGGAATCTGAGTATATGTTTAGCTAGATCAGATGGACCTTTAGCGTGTACTGGGGCCACCTTCGGGTGGCTTTTGTACGTCTGGGGTTCTATCCCCACAGTATAGGATAAGGTATCAACTTTTCAAACTTTCAAGGAAAATTTAATCAACTAAAAGTAGGAGACAAGTATGGCTAACAGAACTATAGTAGAGTGGCCTGACTTGTCACTACCTGCTATCAACTTATGGAACGCACCAACTATGACAGCAAAGAAATTACCTACAACCTATCAAGATATTATCCATGTTACAAAATATGCAAGGTACTTGGAAGATAAAAAGAGAAGGGAATCGTGGGAAGAAACAGTAACAAGATACATGGATTACATGGCAACTAAAGTGCCTTTGAGTACCAAAAATTATCAGGACCTTCACAATGCAATAGCTAAGCTAGAGGTTATGCCCTCAATGCGTTTGCTTATGACATCAGGTGAAGCCTGTGAACGTGATAATATCTCAGCATTTAATTGTGCCTATGTAGCCATGAGTACTAAGCGTTCATTCAGTGAAGCTCTATACATACTGATGAATGGTACAGGCGTAGGGTTCAGCAACGAGCGTGATGTTATTAGCAAGTTACCCACTATACCTAAGCTAGAAATCTCAGACGATGTGATAGTCGTAGCAGATTCTAAGAAGGGGTGGGCTGTAGCATTTCGTAAGCTAATGGGTTCTATGTGGGAAGGTGACATACCTACAATAGACTATACTAAGATACGACCTGCAGGTGCACGACTCAAGACATTTGGTGGTCGAGCATCTGGACCTTTGCCGTTAAGGAATCTGTTCGTGTTCGTGACTAACACATTCAAGGCAGCACAAGGTAGGAAGTTAAACAGTCTAGAGGTACATGATATTGTCTGCATGATAGGGGATATTGTGGTCGTAGGTGGGGTACGAAGAAGTGCTCTGATAGGCTTGTCTAACCTAACTGATAATAGAATGAGAGAAGCAAAAATGGGGCAGTGGTATTTACCTGCAGAAGAAGGTGGCAACCCACACCGTATGTTAGCTAACAATTCAGTATGTTACACGGAGAAACCAGATGTTGAAAGTTATATGGAAGAGTGGCTCAGTCTGGTTAAGTCAGGGTCAGGTGAGCGAGGGATTTTTAACAGAGTGGCTGCACAGAATCAAGCAGCTAGATGGGGGCGCAGAGATAAGGATAGAGATTATGGATGCAACCCGTGTTCCGAAATTATACTCAGAGATAAACAATTCTGTAACCTTACGGAAGTTGTTGTCAGATCCACGGATACAGTTTCAACCCTCAAGAAAAAAATAGAACTAGCTACGATACTCGGTACATACCAGTCAACACTCACAGACTTCAAGTTCCTTTCAGATGAATGGAAGAAGAACACAGATGAAGAGAGACTACTTGGTGTGAGCCTTACTGGTATCATGGACAGTTCGCTACTGAACAACACGAAGGATGCAATGCTGCAGCACCGTGAGCTTACTCGCGGATTACCTAAAATATTAGAGGAGCTAAGAGATCATGCTCGGAAGACGAATGTTATCTGGGCTGAAAAATTTAATG